CGATTGGTGATATAAACACAATAATTAAAAGAGTAAATGGAACACCCTATACTAAAAGAACCTTACTATTCACAAACTCACAATGGACAACCTTAACTACCAGCACAACTGATTTAAGAAGTTCAATACCAGGAGTCCAATCTACCTATACTTTTACTCCTTTGAGTGGAGAAACAACTAATCTATATTTATTATCACCAGGATTTACAAATCAATTAACTTTAACTTATTAATTATGGACACACTACTATGCTATTTTATTTCAAGTGTTATGACCCTCGCTCATATGAACGGAGTACCCGACTCAAAATTAACTTATGGCGCTCAACAAATTGTTACTGAATTAGTAAACGATAAATACGCATTATGCGATAACGGAAGACCAGTAACTGTAGAAATCTTGTCAATTGAAGCCCCAACAAAAGGTATTAGAATAGGCCCATTTGAATTTAAACAAAAGAAAACCATTGTAAAAACAAAAATAACGATGGATGGTAAAGAGTATTTTGGGGAAGGTTCAAACAAAACATCGGTATCTTCTACAATTCTACAATTACAGGATGAAAACTTACCATTTGAGCGCACAGAATTTTCTTCTGCTTTAAGAAAATCGCTTGAGTCAGCTTTTAGATAATATGTATAACAAACTAAATTAATTAAAACTATGTTAAAATTATTAAAAAAATTAAAGGAATTAGTTTTTGGTAAAACTGTTCCTGCGGTTGTAAAAACCCCAATTATTCCATCAACTAAACATGTTTCTACTAAAGTTGAAGCTTGTGAAGTTAAACCTGCAATTGAAGTTCCTATTGTTGAAGCTTCAAATACCCCTCCTAAGAAAAAATTTAAACATAAATCTAAACCTAAACCTAAAACCCCTTAATTATGGATATAAATAAACTTAAAGGACACGTACCCGACGCAGTTATTGCTCAAATACCTTCTGTAATGTCAACTTTTAAAATTGACACTGCTCTTAGATTATCACACTTTTTAGCCCAATGTGGACACGAAAGTGCTGGTTTTAAAGCCGTTCAAGAAAATCTAAACTATGGAGCTAAAGGTTTATTGGGTATTTTTAAAAAATATTTTCCAACTGAAGCTAAAGCTTTACAATACGAAAGAAAACCTGAAAAAATTGCCAACTTAGTATATGGTAGCAGGATGGGAAATGGTGATGAAGCATCAGGAGATGGATATAAGTTTAGAGGTAGAGGTTATATCCAATTAACAGGAAAAAGTAATTATACTGCTTTTGGTAAAGCAATTAACGAAGATATAGCTGCTAACCCAGATTTAGTAGCAACAAAATACCCATTATTATCAGCTGCTTGGTTTTGGTCAAGCAATAGCCTAAATGCCTTAGCTGACAAAGGAGCTGATGATACTAGTGTAACAGCTATCACTAAAAGAGTTAATGGCGGAACAATTGGGTTGCCTGACCGCATTAAACACTTTAAGGAATACTACGCACTATTAAAATAATGAAACATACTTCTTTAGCTGATCCTATAATTTTATCTATTACTTCTTTATCTGCTGGTTGTGCCTTTATATGTAGCTATTTTTTACAGCTATATATGAATAATCAAGATCAATATACTGCTATAGTCGGTGTAATGTTTTTAGATGGAATATTTGGAATGATAGCAGGTACTAAAAAAGAAGGATTTAAAACCCGCAAAGCCTTAAGCGTATTAAGAAATACTTTTGTATGGATAATGATATTATCAGCTGTATTAATGGTAGAAAAAGGTTTTAACGGAACAGCTTGGCTTAGTGAAGTCGTTATCGTACCTTTTATGGTATTTCAATTAGTAAGTGCTCTTAAAAATGCTTCAATGGCAGGGTATATTAAGGTAGGCTTATTAAATGAAATTTTAGATAAAATAGATAATCATAAAGGTAAAAGACAAGAATGAAAAAATTAATATTACTACTATTATTTTTACCTCTATTTTCGTTTGCTCAAAAACGAGATAGTGTATATGTACAAAATAAAATTTTTACATTAGTATATTCTGAAGTATTAGAACAACCTAAATGGGTTAAATACAAAGTTACTTGTGCTGAAAATAATGTATCTCGTAAAGGATTAGATTTCTATAAAGAAAAAACCATACATACTTCAGACAATGAAGATTATGTAGCTAATGATTGGGATAAAGGGCATATGGCTCCAGCAGCTGCTTTTGGTTGTGATGCCGAGTTACTTAAACAAACATTTACTTATTTAAATTCTGCTTTACAACATAAATCATTAAATAGAGGAGTTTGGAAAGAACTTGAAGAATATGAAAGACAATTAAGACAAAAAGCAGATGATATTGAAATTTATATTAGAGTAGATTTTAACCCACCACTTAAAAAAGTATCAGGTGGTGCTACTATACCAAGCGGTTTTTACAAGACAATCAAGTCACAAAAACTCAAAATAAGTGAATGTTATTATTTTAACAATACAATCCCTCATTGTGCGGATTTAAAAATGTTTAGAGTTAATTGTGAATAACCATGAAACAAAAAATATTCCCGCTTTTAATAGCCTTTTCAGCGCTATCAGTTTCGGCATCAGCCGCATTTTATTCAATTAGTGGATTAAGTAAATTATTTGCTGGAGCAAGTTTACAAGTAATAATAATGGCTTCTTCGCTCGAAGTAGCTAAATTAGTTATTGCTTCTTTACTTTATCAATATTGGAACTCGATTAATAAAGTTTTAAGAACATATTTAGTAACGGCTGCTGTTGTATTAGTTTTAATCACATCAATGGGAATTTATGGATTTTTATCAGCAGCATATCAATCTACAGCTAATAAAGAAGGAATAGCAACACAACAGATAACTGCTCTAGAGACTAAAAAGAAACTATACGAGCAAACACGAGATAATATAATCCAAGAAAAACAATCACTAGCAAATTTAAAAGGTACTTTATCTAAAGGCTCAGTAACTCAATTTACAGATAAAAAAGGCAATCTAATAATTAAATCAAATAATGCTAATGTAAAACAAATAGAATCAGCAAATAAAACTGAAGAAAAATTAACAACTAAATTAGACGCAATAAATGATTCTATATTTGTTCTAGAAAATAGAATACTAGAAACTAAAGTATTTAGTGATTCTAAAAGTGAATTAGGGCCATTAAAATATTTATCTAATTTATTAGGGGTTTCAATGGATAGAATTATAAATTGGTTATTATTAATTATAATATTTGTATTTGATCCGTTAGCAATTTCTCTTGTAGTAGCTGCTAATTTTGCTTTTGCACAATTACGTTCTAAAAATAAATATCCTATAGAAGAAGTAGAGGATATAAAAAAGGTAGTTGACACATACGATACTTTAAAAGATGAAATAAAAGATTGGGATGTTACTCTTAATGATGGTTTAGAAGATAAACCTTATAATATTGAAGAAATTCTAAGCAAAGCAGATCTAAATAATGATGGATATATAACTGATGAAGAAGCTAAATTAGCAGGTTTATCTCCTGAAATAACAGCCAAACTAAATGAACTAAACCAGTCTATTAAAAAAGTAAAAGATGTCAATTCAAAACAAAAATATGATTTTAATTGGAATGAATTAGATGGTGTGCAAGATGAAATAAAGAACATTAAAAAATTAAGTTTTGAATTAGGTACACTACAATCTAAACCTAAAAAAAATGATAACAACACTATAACTTATTGGTAAAATAATTTGGCTGTATAAAGTTTTGTTCATATATTCAAATAAATAAAGGTTGTTATGCAATACTGCTATTTAGATACTTTCATTAAACATCCGGAAGATGTTGTTAATGCTAAACTGTCTCAATACCAAAAACTAAATTATAATCGTTTTATGTGGTGGAGGACACATTGCGATAAAACCGAACCACTAAGTAAACGTGCCCCACTTCGAGACCGAATCGTCAATGGAGACTTCGAATTTTCATCATACTACTGGCAGGCCCAATCCGCTGCTATTGTAGGAAAAAATAAATTAGATTTAACTAAAGATGATTATCGTGACCAAATTGATAAAACAGCTATCGATATTGCACGATATAGGCGGCTTATTATAGATTTTGAAAAGGAAGAACAAAACCGCATACAAGAATTTATAGAATCATTTACTAAAGCATTTAATCTTACTCGCGAGGAGCTTTATGCTAATTTAGAAATATGGGAAGGAGATGTATTAAATTTTTATGACTATTTAAGTATATCACACCCATTATCTCCTTATGAAGTTCGTAAGATAAATCGCAAACAAAATAGGAAAACTAAAAAGAAATAATTATATTTAATTATAAATAAAAGTTATGAACCTACACTACAAATACAAAAAACTATTAGTTTGGCTAGGTAGTAAAACACCTAAACACCCACCACTAACCGAACGCGAGTACCTAACCAAACGAGTCATAATTAGATTACTCGCAAACCCCAAAACACACTATCTGATGACACCCTCAGGTCGTTATTATCTGCAAACTGAGGATAAAAAATATACTCTTATTTTACAGAATAACTTTGTAAAGCTTACTAATCACACGTATTCGTTTGAGTTTACTATTAGTTCTTATGTATCAAACGAACTTATTGCTTTAGTTGAACGAGCTATTGAAAAAACTAGGAGTAAAATGGAAGATGAATTATCTAAAAACGAAATAAATATATTAAAAGAAATGCTAAAATGATAAAAGTATCACACGAAGTGCCTATTTGTTTACTTGAGCACAGTCTCAAGTTTAATCATTATGACTATTGCTTACCCCACTTACTAGACCAAAACGAGCAATATCGTAAATTTTTCTATAAGTCTAAAGCAGAAGGCCGTTATATTATAATGGATAATTCGCTTCACGAATTAGGAAAAGCATACGATAAATCTCGTTTACTATACTGGATAGATGAACTCCAACCCGATGAATTTACAGTTCCGGATGTGTGGGAAAATAAAACTCAATCTGTAGTTAGCGCTAGAGAATGGGCAAAAATTAAATTACCTAAAAATGTAACTAAAGTAGCAGTAGTGCAAGGCAAAAGTTACGAAGACGTTTCAACCAGCTACCAAACATACAAAGATTTAGGCTATAAGAAAATAGCATTCTCGTATGGTGCTAGTTACTACAATGAAGTATACCCGCATATAAACAAGGATTTTGGTAAAGCAATGGGACGCCTATGGATAATTAGTTCATTGTATAAAAACAAAATTATCACGAAAAAAGACCGCGTACATTTGCTTGGCACAGCTATGCCTTTTGAATTTAAGTTTTATAAAGATTATCCGTTTATCGAATCTATTGATACCTCAAATCCAATTATGGCAGCTTTAGAAGGAACTAAGTATACTGACGGGCAACATCCAAAACCAAAACTTAACATGAATGAAGTTCAAACTTGGCCTATTGAAAAAGTGGATGTAGATTTAGTGAATTACAATGTTATTTTATTTAGAGATATAAACAATTTATAATTATGCAACAAGAATTACCTTTCCTTAAAGACAGTGTTGTCGTTTCACTAAGTGGTGGAATGGATAGCAGTACTTTACTTTTACGCTGCTTAAAAGAATATAAAAACGTTATTGCCATAAGTTTTGATTATGGTCAAAAACATCGAGTTGAACTTGAACGAGCACAATCATTAGTAGATTATGTTAATACAAATCCCTGTCGTATATTCCATCATGATCGTGCTCCTGATGGATTCGAAGAGATATACCCACTAGTACAATATCAAGTAATCAAGCTTGATGGGCTAAGCCAATTACTCAATTCAGCACTTATAACAGGTGGGGCTGAGGTACCTGAAGGTCACTACGCTGAAGAGAATATGAAAGCAACAGTTGTACCTAATCGTAATAAGATATTTGCTTCAATTGTACAAGCAGTAGCTTTATCTGTTGCCACCCAACGAAATGAAACCTGTGATATTGCTTTAGGAATCCATGCCGGAGACCATGCTATATACCCCGATTGCAGACAAGAATTTAGAGATGCAGACGATAAAGCATTTCGTTTAGGCAATTGGGAATCAGAACGAGTAGGATATTTTACACCATATTTACGAGGAAATAAATATACTATCTTAAAAGATGGAGAAGAATTATGTGAAGATTTCAAATTAGACTTTAATGAAGTATATTCACGCACAAATACTTCCTATAAACCAATGCAACATTTAATCCAATATAATAAAGATGGTAAATCATGGTTTGAAAAAGAATGGTTTAGCGACTATAAATCAGCATCGTCTGTAGAACGTATCGAAG